GAAAGTTCTGTTGCTCATTATGCTGACTTATTAAAGTATATCTGCAAGACAATCTTTAATTGGAACGGCGTTAAGGACGAGAACGGCAGACAGTTATTGCAGTATGTAGGAACAGATGTAATCAGAGAACAAAATCCAGACTACTGGGTTGACTTTATAATCGGAATACTTGATATGTTCTACGGAGACTGGGATTATGTTTTAATTCCCGATTGTAGATTTCCAAATGAGGTTGAGCGATTAAAGGAAGCTGACTTTGATACTGTCTCAGTAAAAATAGTACGCGACGATTTCGTTAGCGAACTAACAGAGGAACAGAAAAATCACAAATCAGAAACAGCAATGGATAATTTTGATTTTGATTTTGTTATACATAACAGAGATATGGGAGGGTTTTATAAAAACCTTAACCAGCTCTTGATTGATATTGAAGCGGAGGTATCCGAGAATGAAGAAATTCAAAGTGTTAGTTGATATGGACGACACTATGGAAAATCTTCTGGTGTGTTGGTTGAATAGGCTCAACAAAAAGCACGGAACCAATGTTGCACATCACAATGTACATAGTTGGGATATGTGTGAATTCTTTCCAAACCTCTCTAAGAAAGAGGTTTTTGCCCCGCTACATGACGAGACACTATGGGATGAAATTGAACCTATTAAGGGAAGTGCACAGTATTTAAAACGATTGATTGAAGACGGTCACGAGATTTATGTTGTTACTGCTTCCCATTACAACACCATTAAACCTAAGATTGAAAAAGTGTTGTTTAAATACTTCCCGTTTATATCTTGGGATAATGTTATTATAACCAGCAATAAGCAGATGATTAAAGGCGACATCTTAATAGATGATGCTCCTCACAACTTGGTTGACGGAGAGTATTTCAAAATATTAATGGATGCTCCACACAATCAAGGATTCAGTGCTGAGAATAATGGTATGGTCAGAGTTTATAACTGGGAAGAAATTTATAAATTAATAACTCAATTATCCTTAAGAAAATAGGAGGTGTTTGCTATGAATGTTTTATATTCCACACATTGTCCTAAGTGCAATGTGCTGAAAGAAAAACTCGATGCAGCCAATATTCCATATTGCGAAGTTGACAATGTTGAAGAAATGGCTGCGAAAGGTATTGACGCTGTACCTGTTCTACAGGTTGACAACATTATGATGAGCTTTACAACAGCGGTAGAGTGGATTAAGAACAGGAGTGAAAGCAATTGAACATACCATTAAAAATGAATAAAGACTTTGAGAAAGCTATTTCAGTGATGAACGAGAAATACGGTGAAGACTTTGAATACCTTAATGGCATTCACGAGTCTCAACTTAATTTCTCAGATTTTATTGACGGCTTCATTGACAAGAATGTAGCAGATGTAACTATTGATGCAAACGCCAATGCGTCTTGCAAAGATATTAGAAGTCTGCTCAGTGAAAAGGGTAAGTCTCACGACAAGCTCTTTGCGTTCAATAAGATTTTCTATGAAATGAAAAAGAAGTACAATCTTCGCACGGCGAAAGACTGGCTTGAGACAGAGTACAATGGAGGTTTTTATCTTCACGATGCTCCGTCAACGACATATCTACCGTATTGTTATGCTTACGACTTGACTCGTCTCGCAGAAGAAGGATTGTTCTTCCTTAAAAATTACAACAATCAACCGCCTAAACACCTTACAACCTTTGTTGATGATGTAATTGAATACATCAGCTATATGAGTAATAGAAGTTCCGGTGCTGTTGGTATCCCTAATGTTCTCATCTGGACTTATTACTTCTGGAAAAAAGATTGCGAGTCAGGCTACATTATCAAGTCTCCTGAATATTACATCAGACAAACTTTCCAGAAGCTAATTTACAGATTAAATCAGCCCTTTATGAGAATCGACCAGACGGCATTTGTAAATGTATCAATCTTCGACAGAAATTATATTGAGTCTCTGTTTGGTGGAGTTAAGTACCCTGACGGAACTTATGTAATTGACGAAGTTGAAAACCTCATTGAACATCAAAAGATTTTTATGGAAGTTGTTTCGACAATCAGAAGTGAAAATATGTTTACATTCCCTGTGCTTACATACTCACTCCTCTATCAGAATGGAGAGTTTGTTGACAAAGAGTTTGCAAGATGGTGTTCAGACCACAATACAAAGTGGAACGACAGTAACTTCTTTGTAAGTGAAGATGTTGGAACATTGTCAAATTGTTGTAGATTACTTTCGGACACAACAAAGTTAAATGCTTTCATCAACTCTATTGGTGGTACTGCTCTGTCTATCGGTTCAGTAAAGGTTAACACAATTAATCTTATGCGTATTGCTCTTGAAACTGAATGCGATGAGAAAAAGTATTTAGCCTTATTAAAGAAAAGAGCTTTGTTGTGTTGCAAAACACTTGATGTAGTAAGACACATCATCAAGAGAAATGTTGAGAAAGGTTTATTACCGAACTATCAGGACGGCGGTATCGAAATGGACAAGCAATATTGTACTATGGGTATTCTCGGACTATATGAGGTAATTGAAGCTTTTGGATATACAACCACAGATGAGGTTGGTTATACATATTACACAGAAGAAGGCATTGAATTTGCAAGCAAGATTTTTGAAGTACTTAACGAAGTAAAGGACAACTTTACCGCAGAGTATTCTTTCAACATTGAGTCAGTTCCTGCTGAAAGAGCCGCAGTTATTCTTTGTCAAAAAGACAATCTGCTCTATGACTTAAATGATAAATTCATTTATTCAAATCAGTGGATTCCGCTATCAACAAAATGTACCATTCAAGAGAAGTTGAAGTTATCATCTATTCTTGATGAGAAGTGCTCTGGTGGTAGTATCGCACACATTAACCTTGAAGCAAACTTCCCGAACACAGATGTTGCTTGGGAGATGCTGAATAAGATTGCTCAGTCTGGTGTTATTTATTTTGCGTTCAATACCAGAATTAATGAGTGTATTAATCATCACGGTTTTGTGGGTACAGATATTTGTCCTACTTGTGGTGAAAAGGTTTATGACACCTATCAGCGTATTGTTGGTTATTTAGTTCCTACAAGAAGCTACTCAAAGGATAGGTTCAGAGAATTTACTACAAGACAGTGGTATGAATATGCGGAGATGTTGCAGGAATGATAGTTAAACAAATCGTAGATGAAGATTTTGTTAACTATAAAAAACCATCAATGTTTATTGCATTTCCGAACTGTGATTGGAAATGTGAAAAGGAATGTGGAATGCGGGTGTGTCAGAACGGCGCACTCGCCACTTCTCCAGACATAGAGATTGATGTGGAAAAAATAGTTGCAAGATACTTAAATAATCCACTAACGAGTGCTGTAGTTATTGGTGGGCTTGAGCCGTTTTATGATTATAGAGATTTACTTTATTTAGTGCAACACATCAGGTTCGCAGGATGTATGGACGATATAGTTATCTATACTGGATATACGGAAGCAGAATGCAAAGCAAGCTGTTATATTTATGACTTGCTTCGCTACAAAAATATCATCATAAAGTTTGGAAGATTTGTTCCAAATCAAGAGCCACACTATGACGAAGTGCTTGGTGTTATGCTTGCAAGCGATAATCAATATGCAAAGAAATTACAATAAAAATAGTTTCGTAATAAAAACTGTATAGTTTTTTTAACAAGGAGTATGGATATGCAAGTAGTCAAAAATATATGTGATGAATTACAAAGAACTTCTGGAAAGAAAGATAAAGAAGCTATATTGCTTCGAGAAAAGGATAATGAATGTTTCAAATACATCCTTGATTTCTTGCTTAATCCATTTATAACAACAGGAATAAGCACACAGAAGATTAATAAAAAGATACATACTTCAATTGAAGATGTACCTGAAAATATATTTGAATACCTAAAAGAAAACAAAACTGGTAGAGATATTGATATTGTGAGTGCCCAAAGGGTTATTGATAATCTACCGGAAGAGCTAAAGGGGTTTTATAAATCTATAATTACCAAAACATTAAAGCTTGGAATTGATGCAAAGACGGTCAACAAGGTTTATGGCGAGGGGTTTATACCGACATTCGATGTGATGCTTGGAACAAGTATTGAGCATTGTAAGATTGCGGAAGGAACTTGGTTCAGTATAAGCCATAAACTAAACGGCAACAGATGTGTTTGGTATAAAGGAAAACTATATACAAGACAAGGTAAAGAATACACAGGGCTTGACCATATTATAAACAATATTAAATACATCTTTGGTGATGAAGATGTGGTTCTTGACGGCGAGCTTGTATATAAAAATAACGAAATGCTTAGCGATAGCGAAGCTTTTAGAAAAGGCACAGGTATAGCACAATCAAAAGACAAAGACAAGTCTGATTTAAGGTTTATAATATTTGACATTATTACCACAGAAGACTTTGAGAGAGGTTCTTCAAAGCTTACATACAAAGAGAGAGTCGAAAAGTTATGGTGGCTTAGAGGTGTGCTCGGAGACCCTGATGTTCCAAAAAACATTTCCGTAGTCGATATTTTCTATCAAGGAACAGACCAGAGTGAAATTTGGAAGTGGCTCCACTATGCTGAAGAAAATGATTTGGAAGGTGTAGTTTTAAATTTAGATGCACCTTACCAATGTAAAAGAACAAAAGATTTAATTAAGGTAAAAGAGTTCTATAATGTTGACCTCGAAATTGTCGGTTACGAAGAGGGTTCTGGAAAATTAACGGGAACACTTGGAGCTTTAGTCGTTGACTTTAAAGGAAACAAAGTTAATGTTGGCTCTGGTTTAGATGATGCTACAAGAGCAGAACTTTGGAATGACCGAGATTCACTTATAGGGAAAATAGTAGAGGTCAAATATAAAGAAATATCAATGGACAAGAAAACAGGTAAAGAAAGTTTACAGTTCCCAATATTTGTTTCGATGAGAGATGATAAGGACGAAGTAAGCTACGAATAGAAAGGATGAACATTTATGTCAATTTATTGTACTTCAACAACGCCAGTAAGTGATATTTTTAATTCTATGTTTGGCAGTTATACACCATCGGTATCAATGAGCTTTTCTTTGGGTTCTCCCCGCAAGAAAGGTTTGTATGCAGATGGAGCAACAATCAAAGATGTAATTTTTAATAACCCCGCTACTATTGTTAAGTGGTCTGACGGCAGCAAAACTGTTGTTAAATGTCAGGAGGGTGATACATATAATCCTGAGCTTGGCTTAGCAATGTGTGTTGTTAAGAAATGCTGCGGAAACAAAGGCAACTTCAACGATATGTTCAAGAAGTGGCTTCCGAAAGAAGGTGCAAGTGATGTTAAAAAAGCTAAAGAAAAATGTCTCTAATATCGCAGAAGGTGGCATAGCCGTTCTTCTTGTATTAGCGATAGTTGTAATCGCATTTGGTCTCAGCTGGATTATTACTTGCGGAATTATTAAGCTCATTACATTGTGTTTTGGATGGACATTCAGTTGGGGAATTGCTACTGGCATCTGGTTTATAATGATGTTGCTTAAAAAGGTTTTTAATGTAACAGTTACTAATCACAATCATAATCACAATACGAGGTGGTAAGATGTTATATCTAAGCGAAGAAGCAATTAATTATGCAATGGCTATATGCGCAAGAAAGTCAAGGTATACGGTTGTTATCGCCACTTCTACTGAGGAAAAAAGACTTAGTATTCTTCAATATATTGCGGGCTCCCGTGAGTGGAGCCCCGATAGGATTGGCGGTGGTATTTCAAAATTTGCAGAATGGCAGAATGGTAGCGTAGTAAGAATTACACCTCTCAGTGAGAATGTGAGAGGTACGAGAGCACACTTGGTTATCGTTGATGAAGAAGCTGATGATGAAATCATAAATGCAGTTTTTAGACCAATGGAAATTTTAGAGCAGGTCGAAAGAAGACAAAGACAATATCAGTATGAAGAATTTGATATAAACAGATTATGGGAGGCGCACGCCAACACGAGATGGACTATCACAATTCCGTCCACTGACGAAGAAGAAGCTGAAGCAGAAGACGAAACAGAGCCAATTGTTTCTGAAGACGAGCTTATGAAAGTTCTTGGTCTTGGATAATCATACGGATTGAAAATAACGAATCATACGGATTAGGAATATGAAACCAGAGTTTTATAAGGAGTTTCCATTATGGAGAAAATTTATATTTATGAAAATGATACGATGGCACTATTTAAGGTTAGAGAAGAAATTGCCAAAGAGGATGGGCATTTTTTGACTTTATCATATTGTCCTGACGGTGATATTAAAATCATAGAGACAAAAGAGGATAGTGTTGTAGTCGAATACTTTTACAAACAGCCAAAGGTTGAGGAACATTTATACATATATAACTGTGAAAAGGTTGTGCTTAAAACACCACCGAAGTTTATTCCTTATAATTGTAGAGAAGGATATAAAGAAGATGTGTGTATTGACAGATGTCTCAAAGAAGAGATTGAATTTTTGTGGAGCAATAACATTGTAACCAAAGGCTGTTGTTGTGGACACGGAAAGAATCTTGGCTTCATTCAAGTATCTGATGGATGTATTGACAAGATGATTTCTATGGGATACCAAAACTATATATATGAAGATAAATATGGTGGTGTTAAAAGAAGAGATGCTTTCATACCTAAGAGCAACCACCATTATTATGATGGATATAGCGATGGTCATTTAGGTTGATATAGTTAGGGGTGAAAGTATGTTTTTTAAAAAACCATTACCTCCCAAGACTGGCTCTAAAGTAGAACCACCGCAAAGAGGTTTTAGAGCACAGATAGGTATATATGAAGATGCTGCTCAAACTGATATACATATGTTTTTTAAGGTGATTGAAAAAGAAACAAACAAGGTTTTTATTGTTTATAGTGTAAGAAATGATAGTGCTGGGTATCCACACTTTCTTATATATGACGATGGACAATGGGTATGGAAAAGTGCTAAGTATTTCTTTCCATCAAGAGAATACAGATTGGATAGAATACCTGAACCACCAAAGGCTCCGCCACTAAGAAATGTATATGAGGGATTGTTTTTGCAAGACAGAGGTAAGAGCAAAGTAACAGGAGTGAGAATGTAATGAAGATAACAACTAATTCAAACAAAGAACTTGTATCAGAGATACGAGCAAAACTTAAAGACAATGATAATTATTGTCCGTGTAGAGTTTCTAAAACTCTAGACAACAAATGTATGTGCAAAGAGTTTAGAGAACAGATTGAACGCGAAGAGCTTGGCGAATGCCATTGCGGATTATATGTAATTACGGAGGAATAATAATATGATTAAGAATGAAAACGGAATACCGGTTATTGATATAAAGAAGTTAAATGACAAAGCTATTGTGCCGACAAGAGGACACGAGGGCGATGCAGGTTTTGATTTATATGCTTGTCTTGATGAGCCTATCACAATCAAAGCTGGAGAAACTGTTAAGGTTTCTACCGGATTGGCTATTGCAATTCCCGAAGGTTTTTTTGGTGCAGTATTTGCAAGAAGCGGATTGGCAACAAAGCAGGGATTAAGACCAGCTAACTGTGTTGGTGTATGTGATGCACCATACAGAGGCGAATACATTGTTGCACTACATAATGACAGCAATGAAGACAGAGTTGTTAATCCCGAAGATAGAATTGCTCAGTTGATTATTATGCCGTTCCTCACAGCACAGTTTAATCTGGTTGATGATTTAACTGAAACAGAGAGAGGGGCTGGCGGATTTGGAAGCACGGGAAATTAAAATGGCAGTAGACTCTATACCGCAAATTAATCTTGATAAGATTATAATTCAAGAATCATTTAAGAGCAAATTACCAAAAGCATATAAGATAAAGCAGTGTTATGCATATTATCGCAAGCATCAGAAGTTCGATAGGTTCATTACATTAAATGAAAAAGGAGAGCTTACTGACGGATATGTTGCATATCTTGTGGCAAAAATGCTTGACATTAAGAGGGTTCCTGTAGTATTATTTAATAGTGAACTACAGAAACTGTCAACTAAAGAATAGGGAGGCAGTATTTGTGAAGAAGAGATTTTATATGGCAGTTGACATTGCTGATATGTTAAGCGTGTCAAGAACAACTGCTTATAGAATAATACATAGATTAAACGATGAGCTCAAAGCAGACGGATACATAACCGTTGCAGGAAGAGTTCCAAAGACATTCTTCGATAAAAGATTTTATTCCGAAGAAATATATGAATGCTACGAGGACGGAACACAAGTTTTACTACAAAGCGTACCGTACTAAAAGCGTACTAATTATTTTGAAAGCCCAAATTTTTCTCGGTTAATGATGGGAAATTTGAGATATTTGAAACTAAAAACCCACGAAAAAGACTACTGATTAAAGATTAAAAACAGAATGGGAATAGTAGTCACTACCCCGAAAACCCTTATTTTACAAGGGTTTTCGGGTTTCTTTTTTTGCCGAAGTACACGAAAAGTACACGGCAGGTACATAAGAAACCTTATGCGAAAGC